TATTGGGGATACAGATCAACTTGGGGCTTTAGTGCATGGGGTAATGGACAAACAAATACTCTTGTAATGAGTATGTTAGAAAATTTCTCTGGTACAGATCCAGCTCCAGATGCAGTGGTTACTGGTAATGTTATGGCGATTGCTTTAGCAGCTGGTGATACTTTTGATATTAGTGGTGATGCAAACATTGCTCCATTAGCAGCTATGGGTTGGAGTGATGGAACTTGGGGTGAATCTACTTGGGGCGATGGTTTATATAGACCAGACACTGATGATATTTTCCCACTAACAATGGCTCTTGGAACAGCTGTTTTAGATGCTGTCACAAATCCTCCAATTACGGGTCTAGGAGTACAACAAGTAAGGTTAGGAAGTGTTTCAGTAATAGGAGAAACTAATGTATTTCCTAATGGAAATCTCTTGACAATTAACCAAGGTACAGGTACAAATGTACTGATTTGGAATGCAGTCGATACAGGTTCAGCGCCAACGACACCTCCAGGATGGAAGGAAGTTCCTACGAATGCTGCCTAAATAAGTGTTTGACACTATTTAAAATAATTTATAATATACTAAGAATCGGAGAAAAATATGGCGAACTCTACATCGGCAAGTTTAAAACTTACAGTACAAGCAACTGGGGAAAACTCAGGAACTTGGGGACAAATAACTAATACAAACTTATTAATTCTAGAACAAGCGATTGGTGGTTATCAAGCAGTTGGTATCACATCAGGCGCAACTTTAACTTTTTCTAATGGTGCAATATCAAATGGAAAAAATGCAGTTTTAAAATTAACTGGAACAATCGGAGGAGCAGTTAACGTAACTATCCCTGATTCAATTGAAAAAACTTTTATAGTTGATAACGCAACTACTGGTGCTCACACAGTAACTTTCAAAACTACTTCAGGCACTGGTGTAACTTGGTCAGCTTCTGACAAAGGAACTAAAATGATTTATTCAGATGGAACAAATGTTGTTGATACAGCGTTTACAGAATTATCATCTGATTTCTCACCACAACTTTCAGGAACTTTAGATGCAAATGGAAACAACATCATTATCGATGGTGGTAATTCTATTTTAGACGAAAGTTCTAATGAACAAATTAAATTTGTAACTACTGGATCAGCAGTTAATGAGTTTACATTAACGAATGCAGCTACAGGTAATGCACCTTCTATTGCAGCGACTGGTGGAGACAGCAATATTGATTTAACTCTTACACCAAAAGGAGTTGGTAGAGCAACTTTCAATGGTCAAGGTAAAATTCAAAGTGTTGCGGAAAAAGTTACAACTTCAGCTACAGCGGCTACAGGTACACTAACTTATGATGTACTTACTCAAGCAGTGTTAAACTACACTTCAAATGCGGCTGCTAACTGGACATTAAATATTAGAGGTGATGGATCAAACTCATTAGACTCAATCATGGACACAGGTGAATCAGTAACAATTGCACACTTAGTGCCACAAGGTGGTACAGCTTATTACAATAGTGCAGTTCAAGTTGATGGTTCATCAATTACTCCTGAATGGCAAGGTGGAGCAGCTCCAACTGCCGGTAATACGAATTCTATTGATGTTTATACATACACAATTATCAAAACTGGTTCAGCGACATTTACAGCATTAGCGTCTCTAACTCAGTTTGCATAATAAATTAGGAGGAGAAAGATTATGCCATTATTAGGAAGTTTCGGAGCAGCAGGATCGAAAGGATTTGGTCAAACATCAGGTGGACCAACAGTCGACATGACATACTTAGTTCAAGCCGGTGGCGGTGGATATTCTGGTATGGCAGCAGGAGGAGCTGGAGGACAAAGAAACTCTTATGATTCCCCTATCAATAATTCACTTCCAATTTCTTTAGCTGTAGGAAAAGATTTTCCCGTTACAGTAGGTGCCGGTGGTGGAGATGGCGCTAAAGGCGCAGATTCTTCAATTGATATTATATCAGCATCAGGCGGTGGTGTGGGTTCTGGAGTAAATGGACCAGGCGGCTGCGGTGGTGGAAATAACGGTGGCGGAGATAGAATGACAGGAAATATAGGTGGTTATACTCCACCTGAAGGACAGCCTGGAGGAAATGATCCAGCTACAACTTTCCCACGTTACTACGGTGGCGGTGGAGGAGGCGTTCAAGGCCAAGGAGCTGACGCTACTTTAGGAGGATCCGGTGGCGGAGGAAATGGAAACACATCAAGTATTTCTGGAAGTCCAGTAGCAAGAGGTGGCGGCGGAGGAGCTGCTGCTTTTGCGGTACACGTTGGTAATGGTCCAGGAGGACCAGGAGGACCAGGAGGTGGCGGACGAGGATCTAATCCAAGTCAATCATCAACATCCGGTTCTGCAAATACTGGCGGAGGATCTGGTGGAACATTATCTCAAACTCCTAGTGGTGGTTCAGGCGTAGTCTATGTTAGATATACAACAGCGGACGCTCCAGCAAATATTACTGGAGGAACTAAAACTACAAGTGGTTCTGACACTATTCATGAATTTACTTCATCAGGAACATTACAGGTGGGCGCATAACAATGGCTCATTTTGCGAAGTTAGATGATAACAACAAAGTATTAACAGTGGTTGTTGTGAGCGATAGTGATGCTCCAACAGAAGCTGCTGGTCAGTCATATTTACAAAATATCTTTGGTTGGGATGCTAATAAATGGAAACAAACATCTTACAATACTCATGGTGGTATTCACTATGTTGAAGATGAGAATGGACAAACTGCATCGGCTAATCAAGGTAAAGCTTTAAGAGCAAATTTTGCTGCTATAGGTTATACTTATGACCCAGTAAATGATATTTTTCACAAAGATCAACCTCATGCAAGTTGGACTTTAAACACTACTTCTGGATTATGGGAGCCACCAGTGGCATATCCTGATGATTGGAATGGTGCAAATTACGATTGGAATGAATCTACGCAAGCTTGGGACGAAGCAAGAGCTCACGATCAAGCTTAATTAGATTTTTTAGAAAGGACATAAATGGAAAGTAAAAAGACAGTTTTGTCTGAAAAAATAATTATTGAAAATACTTTAGCTAAAGCGTGTATTGTAGATAATCCAAGTATAGGAAGAAAAATTAAAACTGCTTATGATAATATTAAATTTGAAGCATCTAATTTATTTGAAGATATTCCGCTTGAATACGATAATCAATACGACAGAATTAAAGATTATATAAAAGAAAGTATTTATTGTTACCATAATATAGCATTAAGACCGATAGCTTATTTTGGTAGTCTACATAGACCTACAGAGCCCAGCTTAACAGCAGTTCGTAATAATGTAATAGAACCGGCTAATAGCGCTGATTATACAAGTTTATATATGGTTTCAGGAGAAGGTACTCTTTTTCTACATTACGATGATAATATTAGACAGCGTCAATGTTATTATTTACCACTTAAACCAAAGTCTATTGTAACTTTTAACTCTACGATAAGTTATCATTTATCTAGAAACTCAAGTGATGATGATAGAACTTTACTTACTTTTTTATATAAATTAGTTTAATGGATCAAGTATACAGATATTATAAAGAAGCTTTACCTAAAAAATTTTGTGATGATGTAGTCAAGTTTGCTTTAAACAAACAAGAAGAAATGGCTAAAGTAGGCGAATATAAAAGTGTTAAAGATCTTAAAAAAGTAAGAGACTCTAATGTTGTTTGGTTGGATGAAAAATGGATATTTAGAGTCCTACAAGAATTTGTTCAAGAATCAAATAAAGAAGCTGGTTGGAACTATCAATGGGATAGATCTGAAACGGTGCAATTTACTAAATATAATCTTAATCAATTTTATGATTGGCATTGTGATTTATTACCTAAAGCTAATAAAAATGGCACAATAAGAAAAATATCTATGACTTGTCAGCTAACTGATGAAACAGAATATGAAGGAGGAGAACTTGAATTTGATACTAGAGACTATCATCCAGAAAAAAGAGATCCAGATAAACATGTAATTCAATGTAAAGAAATTTTAAAAAAAGGATCTATTGTTGTATTTCCCTCTAGTTTATGGCATAGAGTAAAACCAGTTACAAAAGGAGTAAGATACTCTTTAGTATGTTGGAATTTAGGAAAGAAGTTTGTATGAAATATAATTATAAAAAAGATAAATACGCTGTTATTAAAAAAATTATCTCTACTGAAATGGCAGATTTTTTAGGCGACTATTTAGTTATTAGAAGAGCTGCTACAGATTTATTACACAAAACTAAATATATATCTCCTTTTGAAACAATGTTTGGAAAGTGGGGAGATAGTCAAATAAAAGATAATTTTAATATTTACGGCGACTGCGCTATGGAAACTTTATTATTTAATTTAAAAAATAAAGTTGAGAAAGTAACAGGTTATCAACTTTTACCTACTTATGCATATGCAAGAATTTATGAAACAGGAGCGGAGTTAAAAAAACATAAAGACAGAATGAGTTGTGAAGTTTCTTCTACAATAAATTTAGGTGGTGATCCATGGCCTATATATCTTGAAGGAATAAAAATAGATTTAAATAAAGGAGATATGTTACTTTATGAAGGTATCGATCAAGAACATTGGAGAGAACCTTTTGAAGGTAAAGAATGTGGTCAAGTTTTTTTACATTACAATATAGATAAACCTGAAAACCAACATAGACTTTATGATGGTAGAAGTGGTTTAGGAGTTCCATTAGATTGCATACTTAAAAATGAATAAAGATATTGTTTACGTAAATGTAGAAAAAGAAATAAAAGATTATTATTTAGATTTATTAATAGAGTGTATTGAACAACGACCTAAAGTAGATGTACATAATAATTTTCTTTTAAACACTGACTATTTACATAACATATATAATGTATTTATTTCTGAATGCAGGAAAAAACTAAATCCTTTTACAATAAGTTCTTTAGATTTTAAATGTTATTGTTGTTTATCAGACGTTAATACTTATGATACTAATATCCATAATCATGAAAACGATGGTCAGATAACAGGTATCTTATATTTAAAAGTACCAGACCCTGCAAAAAATAAAATAGAACTTATACCTGAAAAAGGATTTAAGACATATTTTTATCCTAAAAATTTTGACTTTTTAATATTACCTAGTACATTAAATCATATGCCACATCCTTCAATAAATAAACAAAAAAGGATTAGTTTAAATTTAAATTTAAGATGTAAAGAAAGTTCAAAAGAAATATTTGATACAGCACGTTATGGAAGTAATAGATAATTTTTTACCCCCAGAAGATTTTAAAAAAATTTCTGAGACATGTATTAATACTAGTTTTCCTTTGTATTATTCTAATGCTATTGTAGACGTAGAGGATGATGCAGAAAACTATTTTTTTATTCATACTTTTTATAAAGATGAACAAAAATTAAGTGACTACTATCAAGTTTTAGAAGAGCATTTATTTAATCATTTAGCTCTTAATAAATTAATTAGATGTAAATTAAATGTTTATCCAAAGTCAAATACAATAAAAAATCATGGATTACATACAGATTATAATTATAATCATAAAGGATTAATCTTATCACTTAATTCTTGTAATGGTGGTACATCTTTTGAGGATGGAACATTTGTTGAAGCGGTACAAAATAGAGCTTTATTTCATGATCCTTCGATAAAACATTCAAGTACAACACATACAAATTCTCAATGTAGATTTAACATAGTGGTAAACTGGCAATGAAAAAAGTAGACTTAGATAATTTTGGTTTTGTGCAAGCTAAACTACCTGAAAATGTATTAACTGAATTACAAAAAGAATGTGCAAATACATCTAATAAAAAAGAAATGATATCTGGTTTAACAAAACCCGGAGTAGCTCCACATTGTTATTTACAAAATCAAAACGTATTTAAAGGTATTCAAAAAGTTATTGATGATATGTTAGACTTATATACTAAAGAGTATCAACCTTATCTTGGTAATATGGGTTTTTTAGATAAAAATTTACCTATTGTTTTTGGTAAGCCTTGGATAAATTATCAAAAGCCTCATGAATATATTCCCTTACATAAACATTCAGGGGTGTTTAGTTATAATGTATATGTATCTTTACCAGAAGAATCTGTATTTGAGTTTCATTATTTATCTACAATCGGAACAAGTATGTGTCATAGATTTAATTTAACAAAAGAAGATATAGGTGTTGTAACTATTTTTCCATCTACACTTCAACATGTGGTATATCCTTTTCAAGGAAAAGAAACTCGAATTACTGTAGCAGGTAATTTATTATTTAAAACATAATGAAATTTGAAGAATATTTAATTGACATATCTTATCCTACTCCTATGCAACAAAAAAAGGAGATGTGGGATATTGAAGGTATATTAAGAAATAAAACAAATCAGAGATTAAAATTTGATTTAAGACCACTTAGGCCTTATGGTAAATATGGTTCTTTTGCAACCAAAGCAGATAAAATAGTGTATGAGTTAGGTGGTGAATACGTTATTATAGATGCCCCTGAATTACATGAGTATCTACGAGAGAATAAACTTACCACTGTGCATCTAAGTGTGCTATTATCTGAATTAAACTGGAATATCTGTATAAAGAAATAATTGATAATAAACGTTATTTATTGTAGATTATAGCGATGCTACAGAAACTTAATTTTAAACCCGGATTTAACAAACAAGCCACTGATTCAGGGGCAGAAGGTCAATGGGTAGATGGTGATTTTGTTAGATTTAGATATGGACTACCAGAAAAAATAGGTGGTTGGGAACAGTTAACTGTAGGTCAAGAAACATTACCTGGAGCGGCTCGTTCTCAACATGCATTTACTAGTTTTAATGGTGAAAAATATGTAGCTATTGGAACATCTCAAGGATTGTTTTTATACTACGAAGAAGGTTTTTATGACATCAGTCCTTTAGAAGCTCAGATATCGGGATCAGCTACTTTTGATACTGTTCAAGGATCAGCCGAGTGCACCGTTAATTTAAGCTCTCATGGTTTATCTAATGGAAGATATGTTACGTTTAATTCAATGTCGGCTACACCTAATGGTTTTACCTCTGCCTCTACATTTACAGATGGAGCTTTTGAGATTAGAGACGTAACTAATAATACTTTTAAAATTACAGCTCCTGTAGTTGCAGTAAACCCTGGAGGATCAGGAACAGGGTCGGCTACTGTTAAACCATATGTGCTTATAGGACCAACGTTTCAAACACGTGGTTATGGTTGGGGAACATATTTATGGGGTGATACTACATGGGGCACAGCTAGAACTGTAAGCAACGTGACTCTGGATCCAGGAAACTGGAGCCTTGATAATTTTGGAGAAGTTTTAGTTGCAACTATATTCGATGGTAGAACTTTTACGTGGGATGCTGGAGCTGCAGCTCCTAGAGGAAATCGAGCTTCTACAACTACTACTAATTTTAACACTACAAACAATCCTACAGCCACACGAATATCTCTTGTGTCTGATAGGGATAGACATTTGTTTCATTTTGGAACCGAAACAACTATTGGTGATGCAACCACACAAGATCCAATGTTTGTAAGATTTTCAAATCAAGAAGATTTAAATACTTATAACCCAACAGCTACTAACACTGCAGGGTCGTTTAGATTAGATACCGGAAATAGAATTGTAGCAGCTATTCAAGGTAAGGATTATGTATTCTGTTTAACAGATCAAGCAGCTTATGTGATTCAATTTGTTGGACCACCATTTACTTTTTCTGTAAGACAGGTAGGTACTCATTGTGGCTGTATAGGTCAACATGCTGTAGCTTATGCAAATGGTGCCGTATGGTGGATGTCAGGCGAAGGAGGCTTTTTTGTATACGATGGTACAGTTAAATCTTTACCATGCCTAGTAGAAGATTTTGTATTTAGTACAGACGGAGATAATTTAGGTCTTAACTATGGGGCAGCAGATGTTGTTTACGCATCACCTAATGCTTTATATACAGAAATAAATTGGTTTTATCCAAAAGACGGATCTGAACAAATAGATAGATGTGTGACGTATAACTATTCAGAAAACATATTTACAACATCATCTTTAGCTAGAACTACATATCAAGATCAAGGTGTATACCCTGAACCTTATGCTACTGAATACACAACAACGTCAACTCCAGTGTTTGCTGCAATATCTGGTATAACTAATAAGTATGGTTCATCCCTTTACTATTGTCATGAAAAAGGTGACGATCAAGTCAATAGTTCTGGTACCACATCTATTGATGCATTTATTAGATCTGGAGATTGGGATATTACCTCACGTAAGAGCGCCTTGGGTCAGGCAACAGGAGTTGCAGACTACAGAGGAGATGGAGAGTTCTTTATGTCAGTAAGAAGATTTATACCTGATTTTAAATATTTACGTGGTAATTCTACAGTTACATTGTTCTTAAATGATTACCCTGATAATTCTCCAGTCGGGTCACCTCTTGGTCCCTTTACAGTTACAAAAACAACTGATAAGATAGACACTAGAGCTAGAGGTAGATTAGTTTCAATTAAAATTGCTAACACATCTACAGGTGAGTCTTGGAGATATGGAACCTTTAGACTTGATGCACAACCGGACGGAAGAAGATAATGATAGATAAAAGAATTAAATATAGACACGGCGGGGACACCATGGGTGGTCCTAATGATAAATCTGGTAATAAAGGCGGCAATAAAGGCGGCAATAAAGGAAATCAAAATACTAATAGAGAAAGAGGCATCATGTCTCGTGGATTGGGTCCAAAAGGAACCACTGGAAATATAGGTGGTTTTAAAGACACAGGTCCAGATAGAAGTAAAGTTAGTCAGTTTTCTCAATACGGTAAAAACGTAATGGCTCAAAGGTTAAATAAAAATTTAAGATTCGATCCTAAAACTAAAACTATGAAAAATAAATTTGCGCCGAGCATGATATTTGGTGGACTTTTATCTTTATTGTCAGGGATACCGGGCATAGGTCTTGCTGTAACTGGATTAACAAAAGGTGTTGGTTTTTTAAATGATAAACTTCAAGACCTTAGAGGTTACAACCCTGATGGAACTCCTATGACTCAAGACGATTATGAAAAAGCTAGAAGAGATAGACAAATTCAAAGTAGAATAGATAATCTTCTGGAAAGAGATAGATTAGGTAAAACTTTTAGTCAAACAAACTTGGATAGCTTAATGGGAATGACTGATAGATTTGGTAAACAGTTTTCACCAAGCACAGCGCAAAACGTTTTAACAGGTAGAGATTTAAAAGGATTTACAGAAAGTAGAATGGGAATAACTTCACCTAATGTTATTGATAGATTTACAAATCCTATTGGACCACGATCAGTTAATGTACCTACTGGTGTTCAAACTATTGATGTTGACTTACCGGGAAATAATTTAATGGCTAAAGTTTCTGTTCAAGATTTAGCTAAATTCTCTCAAATGCCAGATTTGACTAAAGCAACTGATTTTGAAACTGCTATGGATACAATATATTCAGGATCTGAAATGACACCATATGAATATGATCAATTGCAAAAAGGAAATATAACACAACCTGGAACATACGTAGGGTAATGGCAAAAGTAACAGCATATATACCTGAACCTGCACCAGAATATCAATCTGAAAACCAAAGACAGATTATTGAAGCTTTAACTACTATGCAACAACAGCTTAATTTTTCTTTTCAACAAGATTTAAAAAACGAACAGGATGCATTTAATTATTTTTTATCATGACAATACAATATAAAAACCAGGGTTTTAAACAAACTGATACATCAAAAGCTACCGTGCTTACCTGTCCTAATGATGGCACAATTATAGTTAAAAGTGTTTATGTTGCAAATAATGATGCCTCAACAGATATTTTAGTAAACATGAATTTAGTAGATGCTTCTGATTCTCTTGCTGAATTTGAATTTTTTAGAGATGATGTAGCAGCTAAGACGCAGGTAAATGCAACACCACAAGGCTTGAATTTAGAAGCAAGTGATGCTATAACTGTACAAGCAGCTACAGGAAGTAGCAAAATACAAGGTGTAATAAATTATGCTTTGATAAATAGAGAGAATGAAAACGGATAAAGACAACATATTAAAAATAGATTGCACTACAATAACTACGTGGCGTAATACTAAAACTAACGAAGTGTTTAAAGAAAAGAAAGAAGGACCTGATATAGTACAAGATGTAACTGTGCAGGTATCTCCGAAAGG